CGCTGACAACACCTTCGTTCAGGACAAAAAAATGAGAAAAATAGTGATAAGCGCACTGATTGCGCTCGCTCAACTTGGCACCTTCGTGACAGCACAGGCGGAAGACAAACCCCAGGTCGTGAATATCGGTTTCCAGAAAGCGAATATTTTTGCGCTGCTGAAATACCGTGGCACGCTCGACAGCGAATTTAAAAAGCAGGGCATTGATGTGCGCTGGGTGGAGTTCCCGGCAGGCCCGCAGATGCTGGAAGGGCTTAACGTAGGCAGTATCGATCTGGCGGCCACCGGCGATGCGCCACCTGTCTTCGCGCAGGCGGCACAGGCCGATCTGGTCTACCTTGGCCACTCGCCGGCCAACCCGCAGACCGAGGCCATTGTGGTGCCGGCCGATTCCACGATCAAAAGTGTCAAGGATCTGAAAGGCAAGCGCGTGGCGCTGAACAAAGGATCGGATGTTAATTATCTGCTGGTGACTGCGCTGGAGCAGGCGGGGCTGACGTATAAAGATATTACGCCGGTTTATCTCCCGCCTGCCGATGCCCGGGCCGCCTTCCAGCGCAGTGCTGTCGACGCCTGGGTTATCTGGGATCCGTATCTGGCCGAAGTCGAAACCACGGCCCATGCGCGCCTGCTGAAAAATGCCGAAGGCTTAGTGCCGCATTACACCTTTTTTCTGGCCAGCCGCAAATTTGCTGATGGTCATCCCGAGACGGCGAAACAGGTGTTGAATGCGCTGAGTCAGCTGAGCGTCTGGGCAAACAGTCATCAGGCTGACGCCGCAAAAATCCTTTCCGGCTCCACGGGGTTGCCTGTACCCATCTGGCAGCGCGCGCTGGCCCGCATGCCGTTTGGGGCGGAACGTATGACGCCCAACGTGTTTAACGAACAGCAGGCGCTGGCCGATAAATTTACCCAGATCGGTCTGTTGCCAGTGAAGATGAATGTCAGCAGCGCGACGTGGGCACGGGATAAGCAGTAACGCGTGAGCGCGAGTGCTTTAAAGGCCTGCGGGTGAACCGTCAGGCCTTTTTTATTGGGGGCGACAGAGGACGATAGAGAAGGATTCACTCGCTGCGCTCGCCCTTTGGGTGGCCTGGCGGTCATGCAAAACGGCGTTGCCGTTTTGTCGCCCCCCGGTCGTGGGTTCTCATCCCCCTCTCAGGAGAACATGCAAAAAAAAAAAGTCCAGAGGTGAGTCTGGACGCTTCTTCAAATCTGGCGGTGAGAGGGGGATTCACTCGCTGCGCTCGCCCTTCGGGTGGCCTGGCGGCCATGCAAAACGGCATTGCCGTTTTGTCGCCCCCCGGTCGGGGGTTCTCATCCCCCTCTCAGGAGAACAGGCAAAAAAAAAGTCCAGAGGTTAGTCTGGACTCTTCTTTGAATGTGGCGGTGAGAGGGGGATTCGAACCCGCGAACAAACCGCCACAATATATTGTAATAAATAGCATTTTTCATTTCCCATTATCCCACGTGCATTTTACGTGCACTTTCTTTTCCATAATCGTTTATTCGCTGCCTGACTTCAGTCCGGGCCGCGAAAGGTTCCCGTCATAGTCTGCCAGGTACGAGCCATAGTTTCTGAACAGCATATCCGGTCCCTTATGCCCCATCTGCTTACACAACCAGAACAGGTTAACGCCCGCGCTGATATGCATCGTCGCGAACGTGTGCCTGGTCTGGTAGGGATTGCGGTACCGCATCTTTGATGCCCTCATGATGTGGCGCCACGCTTTCTGTCTTATGTCGCCGGAGCCAGACCAGGGCTGACCATTGCTCGGATCCTCAAATACAAATTCACTCTTCATCAGCGTGAACTGTTTTTGTTCGTTCAGTGCCTGAATTGCCTCGTCATTGAGTTCAATTTTGCGGGTGCCGGATTTGGTTTTTGTCCCTTTGAAAATGCCTTCAACGATGGCGTTCTGAACAAAAGCAGTACGTTTCTGAAAGTCGATGTCTACCCATTTTAGCGCGCACAGTTCAGATGGCCGGACACCGGTATTGAATGCAAACTGAAACGTGGTTTTCCACTGCAGGTATTTGCAGTTCAGGTAGATGATCCGAATCTCTTCTGGCGTGAAAGGATCCACCTCATACTCTTCAGTATTGCCAGATTCGACCGAGAAATAACGTGATGCACTTATATGTGAAACGGGGTTGTCCGGTATCAGGCCATCTGTAACAGCTTCGTCAATAGCGCTGCGCAGGAATGACAGCCGGTTACGGATGGTCTTCAGTTTGGTTTTTCTGCTGGCCACCCAGTGTTTCAGTGCTGATGGCGTCAGGTCGGTAACACAGATTTTGTGTAACTCACTGAGCGCGCGAAGGCATTTGCGGTAACCGTCCATGGTCGAGGGAGAGAGGTTACGGTTTTCGCAGATCACCAGATACTCTTCCAGATAATCCTTCACCGTTTTTTTCTTTTTTTCATGACCAAAAAGAGCCGCTTTTTTAGACCGGGGGAAATAACTCAGGTAGTGAAATTCCCCCGTAGCGATCCGGTTTTGTATTTCCCCCAGGTACCTCTCAGCGTATTTTATATTGCGCGGGTTAACTTCCATGCCTGACAGGGGCTCACGGCACAGAACCCCTTTATAAGTGAATGTCATCTGTAGTGTGTCCCCTGTTTTATGTTGCCGCACAGTTATTCCGCGCGGTAAAGCGGGTCCCTGCTGTTTCTTGCCCATCTGTTCACCTCATCAAGATCAATCCAGCGCTCACGGACTCCGTCCACTTTTAATACGTGAACGCCCTCCCTCCAGATCTTCCTTTGTATCCGTTTGTTAATGGCTTCGATGGATTCGCCGGTGTTTTTGCAGTAGGTGGAAAGGGGGACACAATGAAGGTTCATGCTACTTTCTCCACTTTTAATAGCTGCGCTGCTCTATTGATCTGTGCCACAAACGCGGCGCCACGTGATTCAAGATGATTGCGACTGACATAATCAAACTTTTGTCCTCTCCATGATTTATCGAAAACCGCTATAGCGGCCCCGAACCCGGCTGAAGATTCACTTGGTTGGCCTGCCTCTGGCCGGTACCAGGTGGGCAGGTCAAAGCTGATTCGTCCCCGAATGAATGCTATATGGTCGGCGTCCTCTGGCCACCAGGCTTCGCCAGTTGCCGCTTTAATAAGAAAAACGTAGCGACCGCCAGCATCACGCATTGCCAGGGTATGGGCCATTATCTGGCGCATGCCGGTAATGTACTGCCCGTCGTGCTGCGAGGCTCGGGAATAGGGCGGATTAGCGTATGCCGCGCCATTTAGCTCCGCCAGGCGTTCCGACCAGTTCTGCGAAAGTGCATTATCCTCGGCGCTGTAATACGCCTCGCATTTTGCATTACTCTCATCAGCGAAAAGGTCCAGCACAAACGGGCCGAACATTGAATTTATGCCCCACCAGAGACGATCGGGCGTACGCCACTGGTCTCCGACTTGATTAAGTTTATGAAAATTTTGTGAACTCATTTCATTCAGCTTTAGAATATATTGGTTTTGCATAAACACCTCGAGTCCAAGAGCAATAAAGTGGAATATTCAACTTGACAAATTATTCAGAATTTGAGATTTATTGCTTTTCGTGGAATTAATTTTTTACTTATCAGGAATAGTCTCTTGCAAGGATTTAAAATGGAATTGCCTGTTGCTGCATTCTTGACAGCAGCAGTATATTTAAATGCATATTTTTTTCAAATGGGAGTGCTTGGGTTTTATGGGTATCCAAATATTACGGGTTCACTAAGTATTTCATTAGTGGTAGAAAGTGTGGTGCCAGGGCTACTTTTTTATAGTATCGCCTTTATGTATTTTTCGACGTTTTTAAAAGTCAGTAATATTATTTTAATTGTGGTTTTGCTTTTAATTCCCTTGCCGATTTTCATTTATTTCTTCTATAAGGTAAATGCTTTTGAAACGGAAATTGGCATTAGCAGGATTAGCGAAAGAGTTAGTGTTGTTATGGTTTTTGTTTCTTTTTACACTACAGTCTGCTCGCTGGCAGGACTACGTATTTCAACAAGAATGAATTCAAGTCGTAAGTATCTCTTTGCAGTTTTCTTTATTATTACAGTCATGTTCTCTGGTGTTTCATTAGGACGGATGTACGCATATTTATTAGGGGATGTTTATAAGATGGATGGTATGGAAAACTCCTACATACTAAAAATTTATAATGATAGATTGATTTTGGCAGAATGCACTTCAAATGAAATAAAGTACAGTCTCATAAGTGATTTTTCTAAATATAAAATGATCAGGTTAAAAGGCGGGGAAGAAAGAAAACGTCTAAGAACGTGTTTACTGAAAAATGTAAAAGACATAGATATCTGAATTTCACCATTTGATTATGTTTAGTCACTAGCATTTGCCAGGGACTAAACAACCTGCCGTGTTAGGTCTCGGCCTCTCAATGTATTGTATAGGATTAATCAACCATAGGGCCGCTTCTGTTGAGCTGCTGGATTAAGCCAAAGGCATTCGGTACGAACTTTCGTTCCTCTGCCCGCGCTAATACGCGACGATTTTTGTGACTTCTTCCAGCCTTTGAGCATGTCGTTGTAAACCGCGGAGTCATAGCCGCTGATGATTACCATCCCGGATAATTTACTGGCGACCGCTAAAAGCTGGATGTGGCCTTCCTCTGTCATTTCGTGGTTATAGTAACGATTGCCTGCAATACGAGTTTCTGGCATGTAGGGCGGATCTAAATAGTGAAGGGTGGTTGTCGCATCATGGGTACGCATGACTGTCAGGGCGTCTTTATTTTCGATAATGACGCCTTTCAAACGCTGACAAATTGAAGACAGATGTGCCGGATAACGTTCCCAAAGATGCGCCGGAGTAGCATATTTACGCTTACTGTCACTGCGAAAACCGGAATTGCCGCCGACTCCAGCAGCGGATCCAAATCCCATACAAGCTCTGACAACCATTCTCCGAGCTCGCTCCACAGGTTCATCGTTGAAATCATGGGCAGAGTAAAATTCATCGCGAGAATAGGGAGTTAGAAAGCAGGCATCTTGCAGTTTTTGATTCAAAACTGGATCACGAAGTACCCGAAACAAATTGACAATTTCACCATCCATGTCGTTATAGACTTCAGCATAAGAACGTGGTTTTTGTAGCAGCACGCTGGCCGCGCCCCCGAACGGTTCTACATAACAAACATGCTCTGGCATTTGATCGATAATCCATGGTGCTAGGCGGAACTTACCGCCGTGATAACGGATTACAGGATGTTTTATTTTATTATTCATAATTATCACCATTTCTAATTTTCAATACTGCTCTGAGCACGAACGGACCGAACATCGAATTTATGCCTCACCAGAGACGATCGGGGGAACACCACTGATCGCCAATCTGTTTTAGCTGGTGGGTAGGCTGGGCGCGCAAAGTTTCAAGTGCCAGGCAATATGGCGATAGTTGGGTTTGTTCCATTCGGGGAATACCTCAAATCAACGTTTGAATTTTTTGGTCAGATCAATCTGGTAGTAAGAACAAAAACCCACTACATGAGGCTTTCGGCGGGAGTTTCGATTTCATTTTTGCAGGGCATTAAAAAACCGCTTTCGCGGTTTGGGATGAATCAGGTGCTTTTCCAGCCGGGCAGAAGCCTTTCTGAGTTTCTTTGCTCTTCAAGAAAGTGCTCATGAGCAAAATTGAAGGCTTCATTTTCAGAGCTAAACAAGCGGTCGCTAAGAGGATGCCAGTCGCGTTCCTTAATAGCCCGGCATAATGCCTTCCAGCCGCCCTCGACAGGTTTAATCATATAGCCCGGAATATAGAGATATTCCTTGTTCAGAACGGGGCCAGTTTCACCCGGTTGGAGTAGATAAAAAGTTATGCCACCGTTGGCAAATCGACGCATGAGAGCCTCTAAATTACTGTTTATTTATACAGTAATTGGCGTCTGACTTCCGCACATTCAAGCTGAGAAATCGGCTCTCGTTTGAGCAGTTGTTCTTTAACAGTTTCGCATGCGGTTAAGGCGGGATAGAGGTCTCGCCTAACTGGATTTTGGAGTGCCGGGAAAGTTAAGTAATTCTGTTTTTTGATGCTATCTGGCCTTATCAGGGCTCGCATAAAGTATAAAAATCGGCCTAAAAACGCCAAAGGAGCATTACAAAAATATCAGTAAATATATTAAAAGCATCATTAATTAAGCCAAAAAAAAGCCTTCTTGTTATGAAGAAGGCGTAATAAGTTTATACTTATATGTTGAGTGTCAGACCTACTTTTTAGTTTCATTTGCAATAAATTTCTTGGCTGCTTCACTGAGCGCTTTACCAAGTACTGGGTTTGATGATGTCACCCCCAAATGTTTCGGAGTAACAACCCCATTTTTACTGTAGGAAAGTAATTCATTTTTCAAATTTTGGTTTTCATCATGCAAAATTTTGCACTGACTGTTAGCAGAATTGAATGATTCTCGCGTTCTCTTGTGTTGGATTTTTTCATCATCTAAAATTGATGTCATGGTATCTAAAGATATTTTTAGTTTGTCTACTTCAGCGGCTTCATCTTCAAGTTTTTTTACTTTTTCTTTCAACCCACTGTTTTCTAATGCACCATTGTTCAATCTAGTAGAGTAATCATTAATTCTTTCTTCCATTTCAACTAAGCTATTAAGTTGATTTCTTTTTAATGCCGCTTCGAGTTTAAAACCTTCAGTATTTTTTTCCTCTTCAGCAATTACGCTTCTTTCTTTGGCAAGCGTCAGTTCTTTTTCAATTTCCATTTTGCCAGAATGTCGCTCTCTTCTTATAGCAAACCATGAGCTAATAAATGTATCGAACGTTTCAGATGAGGTATGACCTACTTTAATAATTACATCAAAAATTGCATAAACCGAGTTAAGAAATGGGATGATAAGCACCATGACCAATGTCATTTTAATTGGATCATACAAAAGAGTATGACTATTTGTCGCCAATTCCATATCTGCAATTTTTTTATAAATATCTTTATCGGATAAAAAGAAAATAGCAATAGGTTTCCAATTAAATACTAACCAAGAGAATATAAAAGCCCCGTAAAATGGATTGCTAATTCTTTGCTCAGATGTATGTTTCAAGGACGATAAAATTTTTTGCCAGAAATTGGACACGTTGTACCTAACATGTAAGTAAATTTTATGAATTATACCTTGAGATTGAGGCTAAGAATAGTCCTAATCTAAGCGTGATTCATGAATAATAAAACGTGTGGGCTAATGTCATTTCGGATTAAAAGTTTATGAAAAATCTAATAAATTCAACTTGATAAGTATATAATAATTTATAAAACCGCCTCAGGTATAGGCGGTTATGGTGAGTGGCAATCAAAATATAGGTTGTTTTTTGTACATTCTAAAATGGGATATCGTCGTCGAAGTCAGGTAAAGGCTGAGGTGCAATATTGCGGTTGGCAGCAGCCTGCTGGAGTTTTGATTGAGGTGCTACGCCAGTGTTCTGATTTGCGTAACGATTGCCAGTAGGTGCGCCGCGCTTAGCAGTGTTGTGCCCGTTACCAGCAACTGGCTGGCGCTTATCAACATCTTTCAGGCCCAGCATTAGTTTATCAATGGCTTCGGCTGGAAGTTTTTCTGCAAATTCGGCATACGTCAGGCGCGTGCCTGGCTGGAAGACATGCCGGATATTCATCTGGTAAGTGTCGGAGCCATCGGACTGTTTAGTACGCAATTCCTTTTGAAGCACAAGGCCCGTTTTTTTGTTGGTCAGCGCCGGAAATACCCACGCAGTACCTTCGCTTGTCTGCTGCTGTTCGGGAATAAGGTCGCGGACGCCTGCAGTCCACATCAGTGCGTTTACGAGGTCCATCCCAAAAGTGGGCTCACCGTCGCGACCGATAAAGTTGATTCGTAGATAATCGGATTTTGCGCCATTGGATTCGAAGCGTAATTCCAGCGACTGCGACTGACTGTCGGTACCGAAACCAACCTGTGCATGAAGGATAACGCCTTCATAAGCACCAGTTTCATTGATGATTGCTGCGGAGCCAGCTTTTTTAGCTGCTTCGGGATCGAACTTAAAGCTCATAGGTTGCATTAAATGTCTCCTTCGGACATGAAGTTGCAAATGGCCTGATCGACAGCGAACAGGTCATTTTCCATTTCGGTTTGATCGGGAAATAAGTCTGGTGGGGCTTTGGCGGTGTCGTTGTCATCGCCTTTGATCAGGAAAACGTGTTTGCCATCTTTTTTTATGGCGCGGAGTACGATCGAGAAATAGCCTTCTGGCGTAAGCTTCTCATTAAGCATCTTGCCGGCCGTCTTCATCCGGATTTTCCCGTCCGATTCCTCAGTGTGAGCCAGGAAATACACGCGAATATCATCGGGCAATTGAGTTGCTGCTGTGATGATTCGCCAGATGTGGTCGGCCATCTCAGTGAATTTGGTGTAACCGGTTTGATATGCCCGCAGCATGTTTTCGTGCTGCATCACAACCTGAAAATCATCAATGATCAGCACTCGTCTATTTTTTGAAAGCACCATGCGCTGAATTTTGTCTTCAATATTAACCCAGTCATCTGTACGAAAAACATTACCGCGCTGAGGCTTTCCACCATCGTCTAATTTGCCGTGGACTTTCCAGGTGCCTTTATGCCTGAAAGGCAGCATCTTGGGGATGCACTGGATAAGCAGGCAATTGTCCGGGTTTAAGTTTCTGAGGCTGTAGGACTTGCCCGCGCCGCTGTCCCCCAGAATCAATACAGGGGTTCCCATTCAGACCTCCAGATAATGTTGCATGGTAAATTTCTGGTCTTCATCCAAATCCATATTTGCCAGCGCCCAGCGGAGATAGCCCTGGTCCTGTCCGGCAATCTCTTCGAAGGTTTTGCCCTTATGCTTGCCAAAGCGCATCGTGTGAAGCAGGGAAGGCCGAGCAGATATGTCGCGCATCTGGGCTATCGTCAGGCGCGCGTCATGGTTCAGTCGCAGCAAAAGCGCCGCCGTAACGAAACAGTCGTAAAGCGCCCGGTGCGCATGCAGGTTTTCAGGCACCTCAACATCAAGCATGAAGTGATAACGCAAATACTGGTTGGAGTGGCTTTCCAGCTCCGGATAAAGCTTGCGGGCCAGTTTTAGCGTGCAGATCCACGGCGCGGTTATTTGTGGCAGCTTTGGACGGTCAAACGCGGCGTTGTGCGCCACGTAAACGTCGGCACCCAGATAACGATCAATAACATCGCTGAGCGGCGGGGCATCGGCAACCATCGCATCAGTAATGTGATGCACGGCCATGGCGCCAACGGTAATCGGCTCGGGCGGCTTAACAAAATCGCTCATCGGGTTATACAGTTTGCCGCCAACGATGTCGATGCTGGCCAGCTCACACACGCCACCTTCAAAGCTGGTGGTTTCAGTGTCGATCACTCGAATGATGGTGGACATTTAAAGCTCCTGATTTAGCGTCCGCGTTTGCTTCAAGCTGGGCCAGCTGATGGGCCAGCATTTCCAGATCTGCCGGACTGATTTGATTTTGCTCGCACAGCGCCAGGATGGTACTCAGCGCCAGCGAACGCACTGCCTCATTAAGGTCGAATTCAGTGGGGATGGTTGTCACTGTCATAGCAAACACATTCCCGCCACCACACACAGAGCGATAAGCAACGGCGTCAGCCAGTGGCGTGGCTTCGGGTGGAAATCAGCGCCCGTCAGGCGATGTTTGAACTGTAGGCGATCTACAGGGCTCATGAGATACGTCTCCTTGGTTTGCCCTGGCGCGCAGCCGGGACGCGGATTGTTTGCTGGTAAAGTAGGGCGCAGCCTTTATCGCTGCAGAATGAACGGACCTCGCTGCGGTTCCAGAACCGGATTACCGCCTGCTTTATGTCCGTGGGATACCGAAACCGGGCGCAGAATTCGCACAGTTATGACTCAATGAACTCGGTGCCTGACTCGAGTAACAGCCATTCGAAATGTCGATGCCGCTTGCCGTCCGCATCGATGTAATAAACAAAGGTTTCATCCTCGCCCTTGTAATTGGGCTCAATGCTGCAGCCATCGAAAACGACGAATCGGTTACCAGAACTTATTGGCATGCCATCGAAAAATTCACTGATTGGGTTCAGCTTAGAAATGTGATCTTAATATGCAAAAATGAACAATTATATTGTAAGAGGGTTAATTTTTAATAGATGTTGAGAAGTATAAATAGTAAAGCGCGTTTTTTATGCGCGCCTTTTAGGATGAAAGGCGGCATAGATATAAAGTGATATAAGGTTTCAACTTGAAAATAATGGTGGTTTTATTTTCTCCTTGAATTCTTTTATTGCAAACGATGCCTTTGAAAAAGCAATGTCGACAGTTTGATCTGTATCTCCTTTCTTGTATGACTCTGCAATATAGATAATGTGTTCGGCATGTTGAATGATGTTTTTTATAATCTTTTCGTTTTCTTTCTCATTTGTCATTATCAATGCTAAATTGCTGTGATAACGTAAGCTTTCACCTTTAAGTGTACTTATTTCCTGAGTTAATTCATCAATATCTGATGTTTGGCTATTCAATTTTTCAGTAAGTGATTTATTCTTGAAAGTGAGGTTTTTGTTTTCTTCTCTGATGCTTTGATTATCCGTAACTGAAATACTTAGACTATTTTCAAAAGATGATGCTATCTTTTTTGCTTCCTCTAACTCTTGAGTGAGCCTTCCTGTAGTTTCCTTCGATTCAATAATCGACTCTCTCATTTTCTGAATCTCTTTTTCAGCACCAACTTTGTATCTTTCATATTCAACGTCTTTTTTTGCTCTGACTCTCTCTACAGAAATATCAGCTTGAAGCATTTTTTTCTTTCTTAAAGCGAGCAGGGATGATGTTCGACCTAATGGTTTAGATTGGAAGTAGGTGATCTTTTCAGTGCACCATGGTAATAAAAATGTGAGTATGATTGATACAATCAAAGGAAAGAAAATTGATAGAGGATAATTAACTTTGATGAACTTTATCCTTGCATCAATATTCATTTCGCTAAAAAAAAGTATAGTTACGGCTTCCCAATTAAAGGCTAACCAAGTAATAATCATAACTCCATAGAACGGATTAGTTATTCTTTCAGTAGAGGTTTTTTTTAGGGATTGTATTATATCTTTTATAAAATCGCTCATAAAGAAGCCCATTAGTTAGTTAACAAATTCTTATGATAACAAAAGGCTCTCATATGTACGATTGAAAAAATTCTTTTATAAGCTTACTCCTATCATTTTTACTATATATGTTCACCACACTGTCCGCCGCATGCCTGGGATGCCTTTACCCCGTAAGGTCAGGGGATGCCAGGGTGCTGAGTTCGGGCCTCTCAACCACCAGCGCGGTGATTACATGTTCATTTGTTAAAGAGCAGAACAGCTGTCTGCGGTGGGCTGCGTCGTGCTGTGATTGGAAGTTTATTAAACTATAAACAATATCGTCAAGTAATTACTAAACATAAAGGCGAGGTTAACTATTAACTAATTAAAAGTTAAGTAAATTTATTTTTGATTAAGGGGGGGGGGAGCAACACACCAGCCGAAGCTGGTATGTATTTATGTATTAAGGGAGGTTTGTTATTTTTGCATCAACAACAACACCAATGATACGGCAGTTGCCATCAATCTCTGTCATTGGGTACTGAGGGTTAAGCGGTTTGAGGAATTTCCTGCCTGCATCAATTACAAACTTCTTGAAAGTAGCTTCATTTTCAGAGTCTAGTTTAGCCACCACGAGCTTGCCGCTTCTGGCTTCAACCTCAGGGTCTACTAAAATCATCATCCCTTCAGGAATGCTTAGGCCAACGGGTGATGTCATTGAATCGCCCTTCACCTCAAGCCAGAAGGAGTATTCAGAACAATCAACAATGGTTTCATACCATCTATCAATACTTTTGCGATGGTAAGGCTCTATTGCCTCAGCCCACTCGCCAGCGCTAACCCAGCTGAGCACCGGAAATTTCCCTTTAGGCTGGTTGGGTCCCTTATAAACCACGTTTGCGTATGGCGTCTCTACGTTCTTAGCCACCTCATCAAGATAACCTGGTGGCATGCCATAAGTAGTCTCAATCCTACGCGCGGCTTTTTCTCCAAACGAGGCTTTTCCTCCCATTAGCTGGGATAAATAGCTTTTCTCATTTGCTGGAAGCGTTTTGTTTGAAAACCACGCTTTAAGGCGCATTCGCCTGTTGTCAGTAATGTTCATTTCGTCATTTTGATTAGCAATAACTAAACAAGCAAATGCTTGACGTTAAGTTTAGTGTTTAATAAACTCCAGCAAAAATGAGGTGTCCTATGGATCTTAAAAATTACATTGATGCATTAGAACGTGGCGAAGCAAAGAAGTTAGCAACCGCTTTGGGCGTATCAAGTTCGTTCCTCTCTCAAATGGCTTCTGGTCGTAGTCCTATTTCACCTGCTCGGTGCGTTGAAATTGAGCAGGCAACAAACAAAGCAGTTACGCGCAGAGAACTGCGGCCGGATGACTGGGAACGGATCTGGCCTGAGCTTTCTGCATCTTAATTCACTGACTTAAAGGAAGAAAATAAATGGAATCGTCTGCAATTTCGAGCAATTCGGTACGTGTCAACTGTAAGCCGGAAACTCTGGAGAGCTTTTTTCACCGTGAGGCAATTACTCAAGGTAATAAGGCCCTGGCGCTCGACATGGGAATTCATCCTTCTGGTCTCAGTCGTCAGAAGATCCGCATCTGCCAACTGGCATGCCGAATGATTCACCAACTGGGTTTGCCAGAGGGATGCATAGCGGCGCCGGGTTGTGAGCAAAACGTGATTTTGACGGGTGAAGAGGCGCGAACGCTCTTATCGATGCTTGAGCACATTCGTGTGAAAGAAGGGGGCGCTGGTGGATGAAAGGTTTGTTGAAACCGATAAACGCTTTCGTGACAAGCGCGGCGTTGTCGTGCGCATCATCAGTTACGACAGGCAGGAGCGCAAGGTCATATTCATGCGGCCTGATTACGAACATCTGTGCTGTGTGCCGAAATGGTACTTCGAGAAGTATTTCACCGATGTGGGAAAGAGCGACTGAACAGCGCCAACTGTCCAGTCGTGTACAGCGTTGCTTTTGGGAAGCGAGGTTAATTATGCGACAAAAACGCCGTAAGCCGCAACAGGAAACTACTGTACATAAAGACATGGCGCGGGATGAACTCGCACGCCAGTATTCACCTGATGCCTGTCGGCTGCTACGTCAGGCGCTGGAGCAGGCGAAGCGGGAGAAGTCCGGCCATGAGTAATACCGCTGAAATTATCCATTTTCGTGCTCACAAAGAGCATGGGGAGTTACGCATGGCCGATACCGATGACGGTTATACACGGCTGGCTAATGAGCTGTACGAAGAGCTGATCGGCGCTAACCTCACCCGTAACCAGGCGAAGGTAGCGCATGCTGTTTGCCGCAAAACTTATGGCTTTAATAAGAAGCTGGACCGTATTTCTGATAGCCAGATTTCTGAGCTTACCAAGCTGCCACGCCAGAAGGTTAACAAGGCTAAAAATGAGTTGATCGCCATGCGCGTTCTGCTCCGTGTAGGGATGCATATTGGCCCAAATAAGCACCTTTCGGAATGGCAAATACCACAGTGTCACCAAGATGGTGTCACTGTCACCAAAACAGTGACAAATAGTGTCACCAAAACAGTGACAGGGTTGTCACCAAAACAGGGACACACAAAAGACACTATTCAAAAGACAATAAATACAGATCCCCCTAAAGCCCCCAAGGGGGAATTTTCGGAGGAAGTTTTATCACAGGCGAAACAGGTCCTGGAGTATTACAACGAGGTCACAGGCACCACCTGCCGCTCTGCAGAAGCCTTTACCGTTTTACTTACTGAACGTCCGTCCCGTGAAGCCTACACCGTTGATGACCTAAAGCTGGTGGTGCGCTGGGTCGCGGAGACGTGGAAACGCCGTAACGGTACGGTCGCCAAGCCCGCGAACATCTGCCGTGTGAACCGCTTTGACGGCTATCTGGCTGACGCCACCCAGTGGGATGAAAATCAGGTTGAAGTTGACTGCGATGCCGTGATCGATGCGTACAACGATTTAGCGGCCGGCCGTCTGATGTATGCCGAAATTGACGAAGACAGAGTGAAGGCTATCCGCCGTCTGGCAACACATTTCCCGCGCAGTAAGCCTGCTAACGAATGCTTTCGCCATTATTTCAGCGCTTTTTTCAATGAGGCCCGCGACTCGTACTTTGGCAAAAGCAACAGCGGCTGGCATGCCAACTTCGACTGGCTGATGAAGCCTGACACGCTGCTGTTGGTACGGAGGGGCAACCATGTCTGATCTGTATCTTGAAGCCAGCGTGCTGGGTTGTCTGCTTCACTCCGGTTTGACGCCTGATGCCTACGACGTCCTGGCTACCGTCGAGCCAGCAGCATTCACGAACCCGTTTTACTCAAAGCTGTATACCGAGATTAAGCGCCAGGCGACGCAGAAGAAAATGATTGATGCGCTGCTGGTGGCAGAGGCCATGGGCAATGAAAACGGTATTTTTGCTGACGTCATGGAAACCATGAAGATGGTGCCGAGCGCGGCGAACATGAAGGGCTATGCAAAAAGCCTCAATGAAAAATACATGGTCCGTGGCTTTGTCAGCCTCATGGAGAGCCATTACGAGAAGATCACCAGCGCCTACAACCATGACACCGCGATGGAAGGTATTCAGGACTTCACGCGCCAGCTGATGAACATCAGTCGGCCAGATGAAGAAGTGCTGCCGATCCGTGCCAGTGAACTGCTTAGTGGGTATATGGACACGCTGGAAAAACGTGTGTCCGGTGATGAAGAGTCGAACACCATCAAAACGGGCATTTATGATCTGGATGAAATCACAGGTGGATTAAACGACACCGACCTGATTGTTATCGCTGCCCGCCCGGGAATGGGTAAGACCGAGCTGGCACTGAAAATCGCCGAGGGCATAGCCCAGCGCTCTGTTTCGCTGGGAACTGAGCGGGTACAGCGCGGCGTTCTGATTTTCAGTATGGAGATGCAGGCAGGCCAGATCATCGAACGCCAGCTGGCGAATGCGTCCAACGTATCCGTTTCGAAACTGCGAAAAGCCAGCCACCTTGACGATGAGGACTGGGGCCGGATCTCCATGGGGCTGGCTGAGCTTGCGAATCTCGATGTCTGGGTTGTCGATGCTACAAACCTCAGCATTGAACAAATCAGGGCGGTAGCCACACGTCATAAAAACCGTTATCCGGGCCTGTCGCTGATCCTGGCTGACTATCTGGGGCTCATCAAAAAGCCATCGGCAGAACGTAATGACCTGGCGATCGGTGAGATTACACGCGGCCTCAAAACCATGGCGATGGAGCTTAACACGCCCGTTATCTGCCTCAGCCAGCTGTCGCGCGAAGTAGAGAAGCGACCGAACAAGCGCCCGTTAAATGCCGATCTGCGTGACAGTGGCAGCATTGAGCAGGACGCGGACGGCATCTGGTTCATTTATCGGGATTGTGCCTATAACCCAGACAGCCCGGCCGCGCACCTGGCTGAAATCATTATCGGTAAAAACCGTCACGGCCCACAGGGCGGTGTGGTTTATCAGGAATTCCGAAACGGCCATTTCCGTGAAACCGATCAGGCTATAGCGGCGCAGCTTGCCCGCGAGAGACCGGCGCAGGCTGGCCGGGATAAATCATCACGCAACGGTCATGAAGCAACGGGGAGACTATTTTGATCAAAATCTATGACATCACGCCGCTGGGCAAGCCCCGTCAGACTCAACGTGACCGCTGGGCAAAGCGGCCGGCTGTTCTCCGGTACCGGGCATTTTGCGATGAAGTGCGCTTAAACCAAATCAAGTTGCCTGACAGCGGTTGTCACATCACGTTTGTGCTGCCCATGCCCGACAGTTGGAGCAAAAAGAAGCGTGCGCAGTTCAGCGGCCAGCCCCACCAGCAAAGGCCCGATGTCGATAACCTGCACAAAGCGTTGATGGATGCCGTGTTTGAAGAAGACAGCGCCGTATGGGATGCACGTATTACAAAAATCTGGGGAGAAAAAGGGCAGATAAAGATCGAGAGCATTGCCTAAACGGACCACAAGAACACACAACAAAAGGGTGAAGAGATTATGATCTATCCATCAACTACCGGAAAAGCAGACGGAAAAGATTTACGCTTACGCACCATGGAAAGTGTCTGGCTACAGGGTAAGTTGAAAATGTGGGGGCGCTGGGCTACCTACAGCGATATGCCGGAAGCGGTAAATATGTTTAAGCGCATGCTGTCGCGTGGCAAAGTTACCCATGATGATCTTGTTAAGGCTATGCAGAAATTAAGGAAATCTGGCTTGAGCAGCATTGAGATGGAGCAGTGGATGTTTCAAATGCTGGAAGAAAGTGTTGTCAGTAGCCTGGTGTTTTGCAGCAATGAAGAAGGTGCATTGATGGACAGGGTTATCGGGACCACACTGATAAACACGCCGGGACTGCTCAGCATCGTTAAGCAACGTTATCTTGGGCGCGGTAAAAAACAGTCAGAAATAGCTCGCGATCTCAATGAGTACCATTCAGAGTTATCCTTTCGGACATGTGAAAGGCGCGTCAGCACATGGCTAAACGCCGCTGAGTATTCGCTTTATATTCCATTAAATGATGCCTTCAATTTAAATAGTGAAAGATTTTCATTGCAGGCTGTCGTAAAAACTGGTTGAATCTCGCTATGCTTCGCAAAGCTATATCGACAAGCAACAGAATTCCCAGCCCGCCATCGTGCGGGCTTTTTGTATCCCAAAAAGCCTAAACATATTTCTGACATTGCCGATTTTGACTAAAACAATGGAGGAAGTATGAAAAGTAAAATTTTAGTCGCGGTTTTATTAATTTCCGGATGCAGTAATTCTGCTTACGAAAGCGGATGGAACTCAGATAAGTCATCTCAGACATTTCGCGAATGCTCTCTTGCTGGTTTGAACAAGAACATTTTCATCGATCAGAATGTTGATAGGCTTGTGCCTCTTGGGTTGCTGGATCAGCAAGAAGCAGAAAAAGCTAAACGCCATGAGGTTTCGGTTGGTGAAAAAGAGTGCGCAGTTTATGCGGCTTATGGCATGTGGCCAGCCAAGTACAAATTTACATCAAACACAAAAAAGCAGCTAATTACAAAAGAGATAACATATCTTTGTGATCAGTCACCAATAGCATGCCCAGGCTACAACTTTGTGATTACTGACGGAAGGGTTTCATCGATCAATCGAGTGGTGAATCAATATTGACCCGGATAAATTTATTCACCACAGAATTTTCGTCAGGATTTTTAACCCTTTAGGCTCGCCACCAGCGGGCCTTTTTCATTTGCTGGTTAAAACATATCTGTTAAGAATTCCTCAAAAAAACGCCATTGACCAAAGGCCAACGGCGGCAAAATCTTGCAAAGATAATACGCGCCAGTCTCTCAGTATGGCGTGCACACTTTAAATTTCTTTGCACTATTCTATTGGCCGATAAGCATTAACTTTGGCGTCTAATTGTTAGATTAACAGCTTCTAATAGGCGTAGCTTAATTGTATCGTTGATACTAATGCGGTGAATCCCTCTAAGCGGTGGGGCTTAATCAGTAATGGAGACTGCAAAGCGGCTTTCGGTACTGATTCTGAGAGTCACCGGCAGGCACCCGGCACCGTAGACATATAGCCACAATTTGTAGCACTCTAAGGCTCACTTCGGTGAGCCTTTTTAAATGCTCGCAACAAATTTTCAACAATGTGATTTTTTGCCAAGTATCAGACGTTAGATGGTTGTAATTTTAATACGCCCCTTCAAGAGCTAAGCCATTGCGAGTGCCGGAGACAAGCGCCGGGTGGGGCAACTAACAAATTTAATATGCGTTTCAAAACGCATTCATAAAAGGTCGCCTCAGGTGGCCTTTTTTTATTTCCCTCCTTCTACTCACAGCTTCCGTTATCAACGGAGGTACTCACATGGTCAAAATTATGCCTGACAAAATTTCGACAGCCACGAACTACAGCGTGACGGGCGGCTTGGTATATGGCGGTCTGCAGGGTTGGTTCGGCTGGCTGCACGGTCTCGACTGGAATCAGGTAGCGTTGATCGGTGGCTTCGTTATCGCGATCCTGACTTTTATCACGAACATGTATTTTAAGCGTCGCCAGACGAAGGCTTATGAGAAAGCGCTCGACAGGGGCTATGTCACTCCACCACCGCAGGATAACTAATGATGGCTATTTCACCCGCTTTGCGTAAAAGCCTCATTACAGCTGCTGGTGGTGGTGCGTTAGCCATCGCGGCTGTTCTGATTCCGAACCTTGAAGGCAATTATTACACGCCATACCGTGATGTGGGTGGCGTCTGGACTGTATGCAACGGCATAACTGGCCCGGACGTGATTCAGGGGAAAACATATACCCAAAAAGAGTGCGACGCGCTTCTCCAAAAGCACCTGCAGCCCTATGCCCGGTCGGTGGAAAGGTCCGTAAAGGTGCCTTCGAATGCATATCAGAAAGCCGCTCTTATCAGTTTTAGCTATAACGTCGGCGTTAATGCATTCGAGCACTCATCGGTACTGCGCAACCTTAATGCCGGTCGCTATCAGCAAGCCTGCGATGGCCTTCGCAGCTGGGTTTATGTTGACCGGGTGAGAATTCAGGGGCTGGCAAACCGCCGTGACGTAGAGCGGGAGATATGCAACTGGAGCCTGAACCCATGAGCTGGTTAATAATTAACTGGCGCATCGTACTGGCGTTCATGCTGGTGGTGCTCATAGCCGGGTTATTACTGGCTGTGGGCCACTACCGCGACAACGCCGTCTATTTCCGCGATCAGCGTAATAAACAGAAGGTGGTTGCTGACAGTCTCCAGGCAACCATTAATGACATGCAGCGCCGCCAGCAGTCTGTTGCGGTAATCGATGCCAGATACACGAAGGACTTAGCCGATGCGCAAAAAACCATTAGCGATCTGCGTAGGGATGTCGATTCTGGTGCTAAGCGCCTGCGCGTCTCAGCCAAATGTGATCGGCCAGTGTCCGGTAAATCCTCTACCACCCGCGTGGATGATGATGACAGCCCCAGACTTACAGACGCCGCTCAACGGGATTATTT